AACCCTAAAGAACGGGAAATCATTACAGTTCATCTACACGGGACACACAAAAGCCGAGTACCATGTACCCGGTCAGAGTATCTTAGGTAACTCAGACGGATCACCTCCAGTAGCAGAGAAGACCATCACGGTTGACGATCTACTAATCTCAAGTGCATTCGTATATGAGTTAGATGAGACACTTGCTCATTATGAGTTACGTGGTGAGATCTCCAAGAAAATTGGATACGCTCTTGCTCAAAAGTATGATAGACTTATCTTCCGTCAAATCGCTAAAGGCGCAAGACAAGCTTCACCTATCAGTAAGACTAACTTCGTAGAACCCGGTGGAACACAGATTCGTGTTGGTACTAACAACCAAGCATCTGACGCTTATGTATCTTCATTGATTAATGCTTTCTATGATGCTGCTGCTGCACTAGATGAGAAGGGAGTAAGTTCCGAAGGACGAGTAGGTGTACTTAACCCAAGACAGTACTACGAATTAATCCAAGCTGTAGGATCTAATGGACTAGTTAACAGAGACGAGCAAGGTGATACATTACAAAAAGGTAATGGCATCATCGAGATTGCTGGTATCAAGATTTACAAATCCATGAATATCCCATTCATGAGTACATACGGTACTAAGTATGGTTCAGCTTCTGCTACAAACCCCGGAGTTACATCTCCCGGTAATGTAGGTTCATTCGTTGGTGAAGCAACTGAAGACGCTCGTGCTTCTGTTACTGGTATTAACGGTAACTACGGTAATGCAACTGACTTCGCTAATAGCTGCGGACTTATCTTCCAGAAAGAAGGCGCAGGTGTTGTTGAAGCAATCGGCCCACAAGTTCAAGTAACTTCTGGGGACGTTTCAGTGGTATACCAAGGTGACGTTATTCTCGGACGTTTAGCAATGGGAGCAGATTTCTTAAATCCTGCTGCTTGTGTTGAACTGATTGCAGGTGCTGCTGTAGGATCTACAGGCAACGCTGTATTCGGTAATACATATCCCGGAAACGCTAACTAAATTTAATATACAGGGGGGCTTCGGCTCCCCACCCCTAACTAATAATAATTATGCCTTATCCAACCACTAACGCTACTAAAGAATTACCTGCAATAAATCAAATACTATCGTCATGTGGTCAGGCTCCTGTAACCACTCTCGACCAAACCAACCCGGACGTTGCGATTGCTTACGATACACTATTACAGGTGTCTAGAGAGGTACAAGCAGAGGGATGGACTTTTAATAAAGAGTACCATTATGAATTTACACCCGATACAAATGATGAGATAGCTATAGCAAATAATATATTACAAATAAAATTAAGTGAGATTTCCGGTAATATGGATCATGATGGTATCCGTAGAAATGGAAAATTATATGATAGACAAGATCATACATATGAATGGACACATAACTCACCTATATTATGTGATGTAACATGGGAATTTGACTGGGTAGATATACCTGAACCTATACAGAACTTTATAGTATCTAGAGCTGCTGCTCTGGTATCTCAAAGAATTGTAGGAGATCAAGCTCAATACCAAATGTTGCAACAACAAGAAGCATATACTAGAGCAAATGCTTTAGAGTATGATACACAGCAAGGTCAGTATACTATCTTTGGACACCCTCAAGATCAACAGAATTACTACCAGAGCTACCAACCATACCAAGCACTGAAACGATAATGCCAGCAGTAACACAACGAGTAGATCATTACTTAGGTGGTGTATCCAAACAATCTGATGCTAAAAAACTTAATGGTCAAGTTAGAGAAGCTTTAAATTCTTATCCTGATCCTACTTTTGGATTAACTAAAAGACCCGGTTTTAAATGGATATCTAACTTAGGTACAGGTACAACTTACGATTCATCTAAATGGTTCTACATATCTAGAACAGCTGATGAACAATACATAGGATGTATAAAGCCTGCAGGAGGCGGTACAGGAGACATAGATATATGGAACGCTGGAACAGGCGTAGCATGTACTGTTAACTATGGTACAGGGGCACAGGCGTACCTTACAGGGGCACGTACTAACTATGATATACTAACTGTACAAGATACATCTATAATAACAAATAATTTAATAACAGCAGCTAAGATAGCTGATCCTACATTCAATGCAAATAGAAAAGCTACCCTTATTTTATCAGGAACAGCTATCAGTAATACCTATACTGTTGTCATTGAAGGTAACACTGTTACACATACTTCAAATACAAGTGGTACTTATGATTCTGTATTATCTGCTTTAAAAACATCTATAGATGCTTTAGGTTTATCTGGTGTAACAACAACAAAATATTCTACTTCATTACATATAGCTGATAGTAATTCTACTATAACTATTACTGCTAGTGGTGGTAGTATTAATGATGCTATTTATGTTATTCAAGATCAAGTAGACTCAGTAACACAATTACCAGTTCAATCATTTCAAGATCATGTAGTTAAAGTTATAAATACATCTTCTGATAATGACACATACTTTGCTAAATTTGTAGCAGAAAATGGTACTAGTGGTGATGGTTACTGGCAAGAAACTCTAGATCCTAGTAAATCTACAGGATTAGATAATACTACAATGCCTCATGAGTTAGTTAATAACTCTACTAATACCTTTACATTTCAGAAAATAACTTATACTTCTAGATTAGTTGGTGATGATACTACTAATGCACATCCTAGTTTTGTAGGTAATAAAATACAACAAGCATTTTTCTATAATAATAGATTAGGATTCTTATCAGAAGATAATGTAGTCTTAAGTCAATCTGCTAAATACTATAACTTTTACTTTACTTCTGCACAGATAGTAACAGATGCTGACCCAGTTGATATAAGTGCATCTACAGTTAAACCTGCAGCGTTACATGGTGTTATACCTACTACACAGGGTTTAGTATTATTTAGTAAAACTCAGCAATTCTTAATGACATCTGCTAGTGGTATACTAACACCTACGACTGCTACTATAAGAACTATCTCTAACTATGAGATGGATTCAGATGTTGACCCAGTTGATATGGGTACTAATATTAACTTCATAAGTAAGACACCCGGATATACACGTATATTTGGTATGTTAACTAGAGGTCAAGATGAAAACCCACAAGTATTAGATATAGGAAGAGTAGTAGCTGAATGGGTTCCTGCTACAATAGATTCATTTATTGCTAGTGCACAGAACCAATTCATAGCTCTCTCTAGTCAGTCAGATCGTAAGGTTTATTTTTATCGTACTTATAGTGATGGAGAAAAGAACTTAGTACAAGCTTGGTTTAACTGGGAATTACCCGGTACAGTACAGACAGTAGCTGTTGATTCAGATACTATGTATGCTGTTACTAAACAAGGTAATCAGTTTACATTAAGTAAAGCTAGTCTAAGTCAGAGCCCAGAAGATGCTATTATCGTTAATAATGATGGACAAAAAATTAATCCCTGTATTGACTTATATTCAAATGCTAGAAATGCCGCTAATAATGCAACAGTGGTTTATGATTCAACTAATGACTTCTCTAAATGTTATATACCTTGGGCTAATGTAACTGGATTAACACCTGTTATTATAATCAAAGGTACTACAGCTACAGGACAGTTCATTGAATCTGGATTTACTACTACACCTACAGTAATCACAAATGATGGAGATCCATACTTTAAAGTTTTAAGAAAAGATCTAAGTGGTATAGCTGCTGATGTTATTGTAGGTTGGAAGTATGATTTAGATATTATATTACCTAAAACATATTTTAGAACAGATGATGCTAAGACTAAGACAGATTTTACTGCAACTTTAACTATCAATAGAATGAAGTTTGCTGTTGGTCTATCAGGAGTGATGGCATTTAAACTTAAATCTACAGGCGTACGTCAAGGATCAAGATCATATACTGGAGATAATTCTACTACAGTATTTAATTGGACTGAAGAAGATTTTACATATGTAGATAAAGATCAAATTAAAGTTACATTAGACGGAGTTACTACTACAGCATTTACTGTATCTGGTGATACACAAGTCACCTTTACTAATGCTCCCGGAACTGATGTAAAAATAGTTATATACTTAGATGAATGGTATAACTTAAATCCTACCCAAAAAGCAAACACATACTTAGCTAATGATATAGCTTTAGCAGAAGAGTCTGTATTTACTATTCCAATTCATCAACGAACAAACAATTTCCAATTGAGAGTATTCAATGACTCACCATTTCCGGTGTCTCTTAACTCTATGATGTGGGAAGGTAATTACTCGCCACGATTTTATAAGAGGATTTAATTATGTTTAATGACATCGGTGTCCCAATGAGTGACGCTGAGATGAGTATGCTACCACCGGGTCAAAGTAAGCCACATCAACAGATTATGGCTAACTCTGGTGTAGAAATGAATATAACGTGGGCTGCGGCAGGAGCTATAGCGTCTGTTGGTATAGGTTTATGGGGTGCAAATAAGTCAGCTGATGCAGCTAGAGCACAAGCTGAAGCTCAAAACCGAGCAATGGATAGACAGTATGAATATGATACTGCAGCTTGGGGAATGTCTAAACAGAAGCTTGTAGCAGATAGACAGTACGCTGTTGATCAGATAATGGCTCAAGCTAGAAATGAAGGTAAAATTGCCTCATTTAAAGATGCTACTAATGCTGAACAATACAATTATAATTTAACAATTCGTAATAGAGAACAGCAATCATTAAATGAACAGTATACTCGTTCTGATCAATTATATAATTCCCAACTTTCTCTAAACGCAATGTCTGCTAAGGCAGGTAGTGAAGATGAGATTAATAGACATAGGGATGCTGTAATAGAAAATAACTTAAATGCTAGAGATGCAGAATTAGCTGCATTAGAAGCTGAAGGTAAAATGAGAGCTAGTGGAGCCAGTGGTAGAGGTATTAAAAAAGGTATACAAGCTACTTTAGCTGATTATGGTAGACAGTTAGATATGCTTGATTTAACAATAGCAAGTTCTGGTAGAGCTGCTAGAGCTGCATTAGATGAAATTGCAAGAGATCAAACGGCAGCAGACTTAGCTGCTTATGCACAGAAGATGCTAGCTCCGGGTGATTTACCAATGCCAATTGTACCATTTGCTACACCAATGTCTGAGTTTGTACTACCAAGAGCATTAGAAGAATATGACTATGGTCCTGCACCAGTTAGAGGTGCTATGGCTGATCCTAATGCAGCTGCTTCAAGAGCATGGGGAGTAGGTATGACTAGCGTCGCTGGTTCAGTAGCAACACTAGGAAAAGCACTACATGACGGATAGGAATTAAAAATGGCAAATTTTAAATCAAGTGCACAAAGAGGTCGCTTCTCGGTTCCACGCCAAGGCGACCTAGGCATAAACGCCTTCTCCGAGCAACAGAATAATATTCTTAAATTCTTGGAGATTGAGCGTAGGCAGCATAAAGAACAAGGCAATGAAATGATTGCCAATTTAAAAGGTGTTGCTAGTAATGAACAAAGGAATCAGGAGATTCTAAATAGACTAAGAAATGAAATCTGGGAAACTAAAACAAAAAATATTGATGTAAGAAATAAAAGGTCAATTGAACATTTAAAAGGAATAGCTACAGAATTAGGTAAGGATCAAGAGTATTGGGCTAAGTTTACAAAAACAGGTGCTGCTAATATTGGTAAAGCTATTAGTGCAGTTGGTAATTTAACTGATGTTATCCATGCTGAACGTTGGGAACATCAGTTTAATCAAGATGGTGGTATCTCTGGAGCTCAAGAACAAATAGATAAGTTTGATTTTGCTTTTAACATAGTAGAAGGTAAACTCACAACTGAAATAACTGATAATCGTAATAAGGGTGATGATGCTTCTCAGACAGCTGCTACTAATGCTGATGAGAAAAGATTAAGTTCAAGTAAAAGAGTTGCTGAGTTATTCGAAGCTGAAGTAAATAAAAATACTGAGTTCATGTTCTCAGAGATGAACAATGAATTAATAGATTTTGTTACTAAGTATAATGAGAAAAACCCAGATAACCCAATAAGTGTAAAGGAATTATACCCTAGTTTTGCTAATGCATATGCTAAACGTATATTACAGGAAAGTGGAGTTAATCCAAATACAAAAGCAGCTCAGAAAGTAATTGGTATATTTACAAAACAGGCTGGATTTCAAGTAAAAAGGATAGAGAATAGAGCTGAAGCTGCAAAAGCTATAAAGAACTTTAATGAAAATACAACGCTATTTTTAAATTCAAGTTTAGATTTTAGTGTACCGGGTAATAAGGAAATCTTAGGTCAAAATTTTATTAATCTTGTTAACTCCGGTAGAGGTTTATGGCATGAAGATAAAAATGGTAATGTACATAGAGTCTATATGTCAGAACCAGAAGGCATGCTGAACACAATAAAAGGTCTTATCGGATCTGAAAATGGTATTTCATGGGATCAGTATAATGCTATAAAAGAAACAGTATTACCTGCAACTAAAGCAGGTCATCCACAACAAACAGTAGAACAAAGACTAGCTTATACTGGACAAATAGCTGAACTTAATACATTGCAAGCTCAGAAAATAGTATCATTAAAAAAGATAAGCGACAGCGAAGCTATTGAGGCAGACGGAGAGGAACATAAGGCGTTAAAAGAGAAATACCTAGATTCTAAGGATAGACATCAATATTTTACAGAGGGTACTAATGGTAAGGTTTTAACAAAAGAAGCAGCTAAAGAATTATCTCAAGCCTACCATATGGCGAAAGCAAGTGGTAAAACACAAACAGCTGATTTACTTTCTCAACTTTTAAATATTAATACGTCTAGTTCTGTATCTATTATTAACCAAAATAATTTAAAGAGGTATGCACTTACAGGAGATCATCAAGGATTTAATTCTATATATCATAATCTAACTAAAGCTGAACAAGAAAGATTTCAATATCTTCAAAGTTCATTTGAAGGTATAACACAGACAGTAAGATCTGATACAAAGACTGCACTTAATGTTCAATTAGTAGCAGCTAGTGGTGGACATGGACCATTAGATAAATCATCGTTAACAGTTGCACCTGCATTAGTAGTTGCTCAAACTCAAGTTGAAAGTTCCTTTCTTAGTAAAGTTGAGGAAAGAGACAACGCAAAGAAAAATGATAAAAAATCAGCGTGGGAAGGTAAAACCAATCTAGAATTATGGAATCTATCAGTTACAGAAGTCAAAGATAATATAAAGGAAGGAATTGGTGTTTTCCAAAGAGATAGTCCTATAGGTACTACTGGGGATAAAACCATTAAAGGTACTCATTACTCTCATTTCCTTGGAAAGTCTGATACTACATCAGATTTCACATCATCTGAACTTAAAACAAAACTAGAATCCTTTAGTACGCCAGACGATTTAAAGAATTGGTTAAGTGCTAATACAACGAAAAAGGATTATAAAGGTGAAAAAGTAAAACGTTTTGGAGATGATCCAAGAACACCTGAACCAGAAGGAGCTAATGAACCTTATAACGTCGATGGTTATATATTAAGCCCAATTACAATGGCTAATATGATAAAAGATATAGAAAATGGTGATACCTTAATAGTACCACAAAATGTCAAAGATGTTGCTGCACACTTCAATATAGACGTACATAAAGCAGCAAATATATTTTTAGAGGCAAGTGGTTCAGTATCTAGAGTATCTCCTGATACAAGAATAGTAGGAAATAAAAGACTAAAACCACCGGGAGATAACTCAGGTGGTAGTACTGGTAATAATAATAGTACTGGTGATGATAATAGTACAAACGGAAAATCAACTAGTTATTGTTCAGCTAAAAACTTACACGATGCTATTACTGCACAAACTGGACACCAACCATTGACAACGAAACAACTAATTAATCTTGCTCAAGGTAAAGCTGGTGAAAGTGGAGAAGGTAGTAATCATGCATTAATAGAGGCATTTAGAAACAATTCAGAAGAAGATGGTGGACCACTTGAGTTAGGTGTTGACTATGATTTTACTAGTAGAAGCTACCCTCTTGGGTTCCTTAGAGATAAGGATGATAGAAGGTATGAGATTATAGTACCTAAATCTGATAGAGCCTATGCAATTATGTTTAGAAAATATAAAGAATTTGATATGAAAATTATTGTAAAAAATCAATCAGTAGTTGTAGATGATGGATCACCTAATGGAAGATTAATAAACTTCCAAAATTGTACTTTCGGGATTAAACAGTAATGCAACCATCAATTAAAAATGAAGATGAGCTAGTTTCACCTGAAGGTGCCTTAGTAGCAGAATTACCTGTAATATCTGCAAAAGATCAAGCAGATAAAACACTAGATAATTCTAGTAGTGTGCCTGTTCAGAGTGTAGAAGGAGATGGTATACAAAGATACCAGAATACAACTAAAGGTTCATTTGAAGGATCTACCAGTAGTGTAGATTTAAGTGTCCCAGAAAATGAAGAACAGATGTGGGAAGAGTATCGTCTGTTTTGGCATGCACCTAAGAGTGAGGCTAGAAATAACGCACGTAATTCATGGTATCTAAAATATCATGGAATTACTTATGATGAGTGGGATAAGAAAAAAGATGATGCTAATTTTCAAGCAGCTAACCCAATCAGACGTTTAAATGATATACATCAAACTCTTTCTGTACCGGGATTAGCTTGGGCTGATTTTGGTATGGATGCTGTCGGTGTACTACCGGGAATGGCTCCCGTAGATGATATATGGGATAAAAAAACTAGGTTAGATAGTCCTATCAATGAAAAAGTAAGAAAAGCACTTTCAATTATCCTGCCTGCTATTTACTTTGGTAAACTAAGTACACCTAAAATATTAGGATCTACAAAAGGATTACCTTGGGCTCAACGTTTAGCAGCTAGAGCTGGTTTATATACAGCAGAGGATGCAGCTTTGATGGCTATTAGTGATCAAGGTGAAGAAGATAATATGTTCCGTGCTTTATCTGATTTAGTACCCGGATTATTTGGACCTAAAGGCTGGGTTCCAATACCTGATGCTATTAAAACTTTAGATGGAGATTCTCCTGCTGTAAGAAAGCGGAAGAATATGTATGATAGTGGAGTATTTGCTGGTGTTGGTTCTATCATTGGTGGTACTTTAAGTGGGCTTGAAAAAGCTACACGACCTAAATCTCCAACTGCTAAGATTATGGGTTGGTTTGAAGAAATGGATGCTCAATCAGCAGCATATAAAAACCAACAAATTATAGATGCTTCTGATGCTGATAAACTTATAAGACTACAAGAAGTTGAAACAGCTATTTCTCTAGGTTCAGAGAATTATAGTAGACAAGTTTTCAATCAATTAATAGATGAATCTGAAGCATTAAAAAATGAACTGAAATTCTATGATGATATAGATGATGCTATAAGACAAGCAGAAGAATCTAAAACTGCAGAAAAAGCAGGAGCAGCTAGAACCTCAGATACTCTAAACCCTAATAGTAAAGAGTATGATGCTAATAAATCTGATTTAGGAGAATCAACTGATACTATACAGCAATCAGTACCTCCGGGGAATGTAGCTAGAAATATGGCTGATACTACAGCTATTAAATCTGGAGTCTCTACAGGAGATCCTGCACCTATTATAACAGAAGCTATGAGAAGAAAGGGTCTTATGGTAGGCTCTACTTCTAGAGATGCTGTTATGGGTGTAGCTGAAGAAGGTAGAGATATAGGTAGATTCAATGCACTTGTAGATGGATTTAGATTTACTACAAAACAGATGAATGCTGCTGCATGGGATATCTATACTAGTATTATTGCAGCTAATAACATGGATGAAGTACGTGATTTATTCCTTAAGAATAAAGACGTTAAATCTATGCTTTTAGGTAAGTTTAATGTTGAATATATCAACGAAGAACAAGCTAGAGCTGCTGCATTTGCTATGAGGGATCTAGTAGATAGATTCTTGGGTAGAGAGATTGCACAGAGTTCTGGTAGAGTTATGGATACTCTTGGTAGAGAATCTAATAGTCTTGCTGAAGCTATGGTAGAACTTAAAGGTTTTACTAATAATGATGCTGCAATGGATCTTATTCTTGATAAGATGCAATTCCTTATGGATGAGTATGCTTTAAATAAGTATATATCTGGTTGGCAGTTAAGAAATAAAAACTGGTTTGATAATGTACCTCCTAAAGATATAGATACTGTTATAAAAACTTTACAAGAGGAATTCGTTACTGCAGAAAATGCACTACATGCTAAAAATCTAAGGTTTACTGAAGAACTTAGGAGATTAAAAACAGAGAATCCTTTAGCAATGCGTCCTTTAGTTGATGCATTTGCACATACTGGTGGTGATGTAGATAGTCTTGCTAAACTTATGAAATGGGCAGCAGAGCAAGTTACACCAACTGGTATGCTTAAAAGCCCTGATCCTAAACAATTGAATCTATTTACTAGATCAGCTTGGGGTGTTATATATAATAATGTATTATCTGGTATATCAGCTTTCAGGGCTGGTATAGGTAATACTGGACAGCTAATATTAAAACCTATAACTGCTTTACTTGGTCATGGTTTATTTGGATTTACAGATGAATTCGAAGGATTAAAAAGAACATTCTATTATAATGGAGCTGTCTTTGAAACTAATCGAAGAGCATTAGATGATGCTTGGAAGATGATGAAGAAAGCTAATAATGATCCAGAAGCTTTAATGCAATCATTCCGTAAAGATTTTGTATTTCAGGAAGATGCAGCTTGGGATATAATGGATGATATGAGATCAGTGTGGGAACAAGAAGGTAATACTGGTAGGATATTTCAGTTTGACATGGCTAAAACTATGAGAGACATGTCTAAAATGAAAGCTCTACGATATGGTATGACTGGAATGGTCTTTACTGATGTCTTTGCTCAGGTACATTTAGCTCATTATCTTTCTAGAATGAGAGCCTATGATGATGTATTCCATGAATTTGGCTTTGCTGATTGGAAGAGAATAGCTAAAGCTGAAAAGAAACATTATGATAGTTTATTTGATGCACAAGGTTTAATAGATGATAAAGCATTAAGAGCCTTATCTGGGGAAGTATCATTAAACTTAGATGATGCTACAGCTACTTGGATTAATAAAGCTACAACAGCTTATCCTATAAGTAAGTTTACCTTAATGTTCCCTAGAACAGGTAGTAACTGGGTTAAAAATGCTATATCTTGGACACCACTACAAGCTATTCCGGGTATTAATAAATATTCTAAAACTATCTGGGCTAGAACTGATGAGGATATTGCACAAGCTTTAGCAGAACATGGTATAGATATGGCTACAACGCCTAATGCTAGAGAATTATGGAAAAACCTTAGAGCTGAATATACTGGACGTATGGCTTTCAGTTCTATAATGACTAAAGTTTTCTGGGATTATTCTATGGCTGGTAATATCAGAGGTAATGGTCATTATAATGCAGGACAAAGACAGAAAGAAAGGACTCAATTTGGGTATGAACCTAAGACTATTAATATAGCTGGTAAATGGGTAAGCTATAAAGGTATACCTATGGTAGATCCTATACTAAGTATACTTGGTGATATGGCTTATTATGCTAGAGATTTAGATCAACCATTTATGGAAGATGCTCAATCAAAGCTTATGTGGACTATATCTGCTAGTTTCCTTAATGAAACACCTTTACAAGGATTAGAACCACTTGTAGCAGCTTCTAATGGAGATCTATCGGGCTGGTCTAGATTAGTAGCTAACTCAGCAAGATCTATGATACCTATGTCTGGTGCTGCTGGAGTCTTATCTAATGCTATCACTTCTTCACAAAAAGATATAGATGCTAGTATTGTTAAATATGTCCAGAATAAAATACCTATAGCTTCTAGTTTCTTACCAGAACAAATAGATATATGGACAGGTCAACCTATTAATGATATTGATAACCCATTCCTTAGAATAATCAATGCAGTAAGTCCTATAAAAGTTAGTGGGACTAGAGAGCCTTGGAGAGTATGGTTACAAGAAATAGGTTGGAATGGTATGAGTAGATTAACAAAAGACTCAACTGGATCTTATACATATACTGAACAAGAACGTGAGCTAATTTATAAATATATGGGAGAAATGCAACTTTATAAGAAATTAATACCTCTGATGAATAGTAAAGATATGAATGATCAGATAGGTAAATTACGTGCTCATAGAGTTACTGGTAATGATTTAGATAATATAAGGATTCAATTGGATGCTGATCAATTACCAGTATTTAAGGAAATTAATGCGATAGTTAAAGCTGCACAGAAAATAGCTGAAGCTAGATTAATAGCAGAAAATCCTGAACTTGGTGTAAGTATTGATTATCAAGGAGCAGTTAAAGAAAGTATGCAAACAGGTGATGTAGATAGAGCACATCAATTACAAAAAGAAGAATTAAAAAAACGTAAACTCCTCAACTACGGAGGATCACGATAAATAAACTATGGCTGTTACAGAAAACGCTTATACGGGTAATGGCTCCACCACCAATTACTCGTTCACATTTCCATATTTGAAGTCAACCGACATAGAAGTTCAGGTTGACGCTGTGGTAACTACAGCATGGTCTTTAGCCAATGCTACCACGATACAATTTAGCAGTGCTCCAGCTAATGGGGCAGCAATAAAAATCTTAAGAACTACAAACGTTGACAACCTGACAGCCACCTTTTATGCAGGATCAGCTATCAAATCAGAAGATCTGAATGATAACTTTACACAAAACTTATATGTTACACAAGAGGTAGGTAATAGATCCTTCCAGAATACTGGTACTTCTACCATGATTGGTAATCTCAAGATGGGAGAAGATACTACTATTATATTTGAAGGTGCTACTGATGACGCTCATGAAACTACTCTTACTGTTGCTGACCCTACAGCTGACCGTACTATTACCCTACCTAATGTTACAGGGACCGTAGTA